AAGATTCTTCGGTGGTTTTTTCGATTTTCGTATATTTATATGTATAAAACACACACCGATAAAACAATTAATAATTAACACTAAAAGGTAAAAATCATGGCTTTAGACATTAACGCAATCAGAGGTAGACTGAACAAACTACAAAACACACAACGTAAATCAGATGCACTTTGGAAACCAACTCCAGGAAAACATCAAGTAAGAATCGTTCCTTACAAATTCAATCAAGATAATCCTTTCATTGAATTGTACTTTCACTACAACATTAACAACAAAACTTATTTATCACCACAATCATTTGGTAGACCAGACCCTATTGTAGAGTTTGCGGATAAACTAAAAAGAATGGGAGATAAAGAAGATTGGAAAGCAGCAAAGGCTATGGAGCCTAAGTTGAGAACTTTCGTACCTGTTGTTGTAAGAGGTGAAGAAGGTGAAGGAGTTAGATTTTGGGGATTTGGTAAAACTGTATATCAAGAAATCTTAGGTTACATCGCTGATCCAGATTATGGTGATATTACAGACCCTACAAGTGGTAGAGATTTAACAATTGAGTATAAATCAGCAGAAGAAGCTGGTACATCATACCCAACTACTACTATTAGAGTAAAACCAAGTGAAACTGCAGTAAGTGAGGATGCTACAAGAGCAACTTCGTTCTTAGAATCACAAACTGAAATTACAGATTTATATTCTGAATTATCTTATGATGAATTAAAATCAGTATTAGAAGGATGGTTAAACCCAACTGCAGAAGGTGAACAAGGTTCAGCATCTCAAGAGGTTCTATCTACTCCATCTAAACCAGCTGCACAAGCAGAGGTTAAAACACCTGCTCCAGTAGCAGCGGCTCCTACAACAGCAGATTCTACAAAGAAAACTGATGATGTTGCAGCAGCATTTGATGATTTATTCAATAACTAAACCAAACTAAATGGCAAAAAAGAAACAAGAAGTAGACTTGGCAGATATTCTGGCGGGTGAACTTAACAAACAAGCTAAAGATAACAAAGTAGCATTTTTCTTAGATGATGACAGTGCACCTACAAATGTAGATGGATGGGTATCGACTGGATGTGCTATGTTAGATGTAGCAATTTCTAACCGCCCTTATGGTGGGTTGCCAGTTGGTAGAATCGTTGAAATAACAGGTCTCGAACAATCAGGAAAATCATTAGTATCAGCTCACCTCCTTGCAGAAACACAAAAGCAAGGTGGTGTTGCTGTATTGATTGATACTGAAACTGCAGTAAGTAGAGAATTTTTAGAAGCTATCGGTGTGGATGTTTCTAAACTTCTTTATGTATCAGCAGATTCAGTTGAACAAATCTTTGATATGACTGAAACAATTATTGAAAAGGTTCGAGAAACTTCAAAAGATAGATTGGTAACTATTGTAACAGATTCAGTTGCAGCAGCTTCAACACAAGCTGAACTTGCTTCTGATTATGGTAAAGATGGTTACGCTACTGACAAAGCAATCATCATCTCGAAAGCGATGAGGAAAATTACCAATATGATTGGTAGACAAAAAATCTTGTTAGTTTACACTAATCAACTTAGACAAAAGATGAACGCTATGCCGTTCGGTGACCCATGGACTACTTCGGGTGGTAAAGCTCTTGCTTTCCATGCCTCTGTACGATTGAGATTGAAGGGTGCTGGTCAAATCAAAATGAAGATTGGTGGTAACGATAAGATTGTTGGTATGAAAGTAAGATGCCAAGTGGTTAAGAACAGAATGGGTCCTCCATTACGTTCAACTGATTTTGAAATCTACTTTGATAGAGGTATCGATAACTACGGTTCGTGGTTAAAGGTAATGAAAGAAAACAAAATAGTAAAACAAGCAGGTGCATGGTACTCTTATGTAGATACTGAAACTGGTGAAGAACTTAAATTTCAATCTAAGGATTTCATAGATATTATGGAAGAAAGGGGTGAAATTAGAGAACAGATTTATAAAAAGATATGTGAGGTACAAATCTTACAATATAAATCAGATACCAAAGATATTGAAGCATTAGAACATGACCCTAATTTAATACCTGAATAACATGAGTAAATTAATTACTATGTTGAGAAAAAGTGCCGAAGCTGATAAAGCTAAGGCACTATTATCTCTCGACTTATTAGATAAGAAGGCTGTTGGTATTGGTGACCATTCTACTGAAGATTTCTATAAAAATGCAGAAGAAGCGTTAGAACTTCTATCTGGCGCATTAGATAGATTGGAAGCATTAGAATATTATGAAAACCAAGAACCAAACAAAGAACTTCTTACATGAAACAACTATACAAGAACATTTTAGAGTCAGTTGAAACTGATAGAACTCAAAATATCGATAAACACAAGAATTCTCGTGTACTTATTATCGATGGGTTAAATACCTTTATCAGATGTTGGTCATCGATACCAACTATGAATGATAATGGAGACCATGTTGCAGGAGTAACTGGTGTACTTAAATCAATAGGGTATGCAATCAGACAGACTCAACCGACTCGTGTTGTTGTTGTATTTGATGGTAAAGGTGGTTCTACTTCTCGTAAAAAGAAATTCGGTGGATATAAAGCACAGAGAGATAAAAACAAACTCAGAGTAAATCGAGCATATGCTGATATGATGAACGATGAGGATGAAAGAGAATCCATGAAAAGACAATTCGTTTGGTTAAACGAAATGTTAGATAAACTTCCTCTTACAACTATGATATACGATGGTGTTGAAGCCGATGATATCATGGCTTATATTTCTACTACACTTTTAAAAGAAGATGAACAAGCAGTGATTATGTCAACTGATAAGGATTTCCTTCAATTAGTTGATGATACAACCATTGTTTGGTCACCTACCAAAAAGAAAATGTACAACAAATCTATGGTAAAAGAGGAATTTGGTATCGAATCAAAGAACCTTTTGCTATACAGAGTATTAGATGGTGATAAATCAGATAATATACCTGGTGTATATGGATGTGGTATAAAAACCGTAGTAAAGAGATTTCCTGAAATTACAGAAGATGTAAAATTAGAAGTTGATGATTTACTAAGGTTAGCTGAAGAGAAGAAAGATGAAACTAAAGGTAAGATTAAAATATACAAAGATATCATAGAAGCTAAAAGCCAAATTCTACTTAATAGAGAATTGATGCAATTGGATGATGTTGATATTAGTGGTACTATTAAAATGAATACCTTAGATAGATTCAATGAACCTATAACTCCATTAAACAAAATGGATTTTATGAAAGTTATTTTAAAATATAAAGTAACTGGTGCTTTTGGTGATATCAATGATTGGTTAAAAACAACCTTTGGAAATTTAATTACAGATTAATGCCAATAAGAAGAGGACAAACACATCCATCGGCAAAGTTAACTGATGAACAAGTTTTAGATATCAGAAAACTTTGGAGAATGGGGCATCGTAACATAAGAGTTATAGCTCGTAATAATAAAGTATCACCTGCCAATGTAGTTAAGATTGTTAAAAATAAAACTTGGCAACACTTAAATGAATTTTGGAGTGGTAGTTTATGAAAGAAGAAGGTAAACATTATGTAGATATATCTAAAATTACAATCAGAGAAATCAGTAAAGCAGCTGGTAAAGATATGATTGTAAAGTATCATTATACACACGCATTTTCAATGTGTAGATACGCTCTTGGAGTATTTTACGAATCCGATACCAAAGATGTGTTAGGTAACACAGAACAACTCATAGGATGTCTTATTTATGGTTATCCCGTAGGTAGGTCAGCAGTAACCTCAGTAGTTGATGGATTGGGTAAAGATGAGTGTTTAGAACTTACACGTCTCTTTATACACGATGGGTTCGGTTCTAATATTGAAAGCTTCTGTATGGGAAAATCGTTTAAGTGGTTGAAAGAAAATGCACCTAATATAAAGATGTTGATTTCTTATTCTGATTCAGAACAAGGACATCTTGGAGGAATCTACCAAGCAACGAATTGGTTATTCCAAGATACATCACAAATACAACTGATGCCAAACTTTGGTATATCATTAACTAAAGACCCTTATAAGTGGATACATTCAAGAACTGTGTTCTCTAAATGGGGTTCACATAATATTGAAAAACTAAAAGAGGCAGTTGGTAAAGATGGTTATAAAGAATTTTGGAGAAAGAAAGAAGCACCTAAGAATAGATACATTCAGATATTAGGTCAAACTAAAGGAGAAACTAAGAAGTTGAAATCAAAATTGAAACACAAAGTTTATCCTTATCCAAAGAACTTAGAAGATTATTTACCAAAGATAGAACACTATGAAACTATCGAAGCAGAAAATAAAGTAAATTTTTGGTAAAAATATTTGGTAAATCCAATTATTTTTCGTATATTTGTATAACAAATAAGAAAATGGGGCGGAGTCCCATAGACAACTCCAACAACAAATATCTCTGAAAACGCACATTAGAGGCCAAAGAGGTATTAAATTATATATTTTTATTATGGAAGAAAAATTCATTTATTGCGAAGAAGCCGAATCAAAATTCGGTCAAACAAAAAAATCCGTTTCACATAACGGTGATGTTAGTGTAAATTACTTAACAAGTAATAATTCACCAACAATCGAAA